AATCTTTTCCAACGATCCGCGATAGGAAAGAGTTTACCCGCTCCGATTTCAAACAACAGGTTAAGAGCAGAAAAAGCAGTAACACCAGGAGGACGGTCACCCTTAAGAATATCAGGAGCGCCCATAATAGTTTTAAGGTCTTCAACTTTTTGCTGTCTCTCGGTTAGGATTTGTTCCCCGACGTTGGCGGCTGGGATAATTTCAGGGCTCTCGCCGTTAGGTCCGGGGGTGTACATGATTCGCTGACCAGGGCGACCAGTCCACGAATCATTGACAGCCATAGTCCCCCGAGGAATCTTTTTCTGGGGGATAGCCATCGTCTTGCGGTTCAGGATGATTACGGAGTCAATCGAGTTGATGTGTTTCTGGATCTCTGTAGCGTCGTCGATAGGAGATTTACCCCAGAATCTACCAGGTACGATCTCCCAGCGAAATTCTGAGTATGGATGCCAGTCACCTTGCTCAGGTCCGGAGTACGGGCTAGGGCCTGCGTACAGACATTTCCCGTTAGCGGTGACGAAAAGCCTGCCGTGTGGGTTATCCTCAGTCGGACGCTCGTAGTATTCTTTAACTACGGCGGATTCCTCAAGCATCGTAGAATCTCCACCCGTGCTCGTCTGTCCGAGACCAGAGCCCATAATGCCCTTAATCCCGGAGCTAGCTTTCAGCTGGTAGAACCTGCGGAGAACTGCAGAGAGGTGTTTCTCGGGTTTTACTTCTTTAGCAAGTCCAGTGTAACCTGGTTGTTGGGGAAGGGCCGGAGTACCATCCTCAGCCAGTTTAGGTGATCCGTCTTCTGAGAGACTTTGTTCAGATCCTTCTTGCAGAACTGGCATTCTCTGTTGTTCAGGGGGCAGTTGACCTTGGTTGACGGGTTTATCAAAGTTCTCAACAATCCACGTAAGTGGACGGATGGAATACTCCATAATCCAACGGATATCGTGAAGACTCGCCGCCATTGGATCGAGAGCAATCCTGTAGGGTTCAACAACACACGAATTAACGTCACCAAGAGGGAGTTCATCGAAAAGGTACGCTCCGGTATCCGGGTCTATCGCCTGGACTTCCTCGATCTGGCCAGTAGGAGCACCCGTCATTGGATCAATAACAGGGCGCTGCTCCATCCGGGGAACCTTTACAAGGGAGGTATATGCTGTATCCCAGTAACTCTTTTTAAAGACGGTTCCATACGTAACTCCACAACTCAGGGCGTGTTCGTAGTTTTCTGTCTCGTGTAACCGTTCGTAGTTCGTATCGGATACGAGTTCAGCAATCTTCGCCGCTGTTTTGTCTTTGTTACTATTCGTGTTCGGTCGAACTGTGATTCTAGGCTTGTTCTTAAGGATGTAGCCTTTAAGCGTTTGGTAGGCATCGAAGAGGTAGTTCGTAACGGGTCTTGGGATGTATTCATTTTGAGGACTGGGAGACAGTCTTTTCCACTGCCCTCCGGTTTCCCGATTGCCCTCGTAGACTAACCACTGCTGACCATCAAGCATCAGGTGGTTTTTCTCCCAATGCCAGGTCAGGGCGTTCTTAACTCCGGAATCGAGGTTGTAATACCCTTCGATCTTCCGGACTATCTCGTCTAAATCATCAGTCTTGGTTTTCTCAAGATTAAGATCTTGTAGGTTCGCCAATCAAATTTCCGTTACAGTTTATGAATTGAATCAGTAGGTGCCGGAGAGCATTGCTGCGCGTTCGGCTAGGACTTCGGGAGTTTCTAGGTTCTGATCTTGAGGAAGGGAGGATTCTTCACCCCCACCACCGTTGAGGATTACGTCAGCTTGGAAGTTCTGGGGTTCTTCGTAACTCACAGGTTTAGCTGGAGGATTCAGCAGATTCCTGAGGTACGTGATTTGCTCACGCATGTCCTCGATCCGCTTGTCTTTCTCAGCGCACACCGCGCAGGGCTTTTGATGAAACACTTATTTTCCTAAAATATGAACAACCTGAGGGCCAGCGTCTGGCTGAGGTTGCTGAGGAAGGTTGTAGTAAGGATTCGGGGCATTCAACAACGTATGGTACCCCTTGCGGGATGCACTAGCAGTGTCAGGAGCTATAGCGTTATACAAGCTACCTGCTCTTCCGACACTTGGAATTAACTGGGAAATTGCTTTGAATAGCTCTAACTTATCCATAAAATCCTAAACCCCACAGCGGAACCCCCTGACGGGGGTGCTGTGGGTGGAGGCGTTATACTGCGGAACTGCGGGTGCTGACCGCCTCCGTGGTTATCTTCCGATACAGATCGCGTTACCGATGTAACCGCCTGTTACACCGTTTTGAAGCGCAGTGGCTGCCGTTACAGCGGCTACCGTCGTGCCTGACGTGACAGTGCTGGGGGTGACAAGAGCTGATGCGGCGGCGCTAGCGATGACTGCGGCCTTGACGTCGTTCCTGGCAGAGCCAGTAACTGCGGTAGGGTCGATATGAACTACTATCGCAGTTCCCGAGACAGCTACGGTTTCATTCCCTTTCGTGACAGCTGGGACATCCCCAGTACCATCAACGATTTGGATGGTAACTGAGTTACCACCGGCTCCGAGATTCGCTACAGCGGTGTAAAGAACACCGTCTATCGTACGAGAAGCTGCGGTTTCAGCGGGAACTGTGAAAGCCAACGTAGCAACGTTACCCGAGAACGTCGGGGCTGCTGTGTGGGATTTAATCCCAGGCAAGACTATGTGCTCGATGACGTTCAGCCGGTCTGCCGTGACAGTTCCAGAGGTTGCTCCGGACAGTGCTTGGACGGTTACGAATTGGAATTTCTTCGGACCTTGGGATATCGAGCGGGGCTCGAACGCCATATCCGTGACTGTAACACTCATGTTACACCCCGATTACTATAGCAGTGCCATAGACCGTAGCTGCCGGATCGGTGAAGGCCAAAGTAGCAACGTTAGCAGCGAACGTTGGAGCTGCGGTGCTACGTAACCCGTCGATAAGAACGTGATAAATCGTGTGTAGGTTTTTACTCGTGATGGTTCCTGATGTATCGGCGGAGGCAGCAGACCATGTGTAGACTTCGTATTTTAACGGTCCACCCATAGAGACTGCTCTGCCTTCAGAACTAGAGATCGTTGCTGCGAATGCCATAATACCCTTCTTTAGCTTGCCGTTAACTGGGTCGGCGTGCTACCCTGTAGGATTTGTCCCCACAATATATACAACCATTGTCTATAGGATGTGATTTAATTCGATTTGAAAAGCTAAGTACTTGAAAATACATAGACTGGGACCACACCGTGTTTAGCTGTATTAGCCGTAACCAGTCCTGCTTGTATTTGCCGATTCGTTCGCTAGAACGAAGAGGGCCACCCGGTTTCATCCCCGGTTTGTAGTGGTTTTAGATGCCGTCGGAGAACGGATCTTTCCCGTCCTTTGGTGATGTCAACCGCTTGAACTCATCCTGCATAGCTATCTCGATATTCGTGTATTTCTTGTGACGGTCGAGCTCTTCCACGACAGCCTTGTAACGTTCAGGGAGGTCAACGACCATATACCGGAGAGCATCAAGCGCGTGGTCGTCACATTTAATCGGCTTCTCGTCTTCGTTCTTAACGCCCTGTTGGTTTGGCTTTAAATCTGGGTAGCGGTAAGTTGTGATCTCTTCCAAGAGATTCGTACACGTCTCGAAGATATACAACATCGGCTTGTTAGTCTTCGGATCAGGTTTCAGGTAGGACTTAACCCGGTCGATACCGACTTGGACGTCGTTTTTCGCGAATTGCAGCGGTGGGAGGTTGTCTGGCCAGTGCCTACGGTACTCTTCGTAGTCTGAGTCTCCACGACCTCGGTTAGCTTTAGTCGATGGATCTATCCTCGCGGTTTTGAAGAACTTCGTGTCACCCCGTACGAAGTCGACTACCCCTGATTTGTTCTCTTTTTTATTCCCGAGGATGATTTCCTTGATGAGCCACTCTCGGACATAGATCTCTCGGTAGACGTAACACTCCCCTTCGGGGCTAACCGCGAAAAACAACGCCGCAGCCGGGTTACGATACCCATGGTCAATTCGTATATGACGTTCCCAATTACTCGGAATACGGAAAGGACGAACAACATGAGCATCACGGCGAAAATCCGAGTAAACCTGGCCTTCAAACGCATCAAAACTCCCCTGGATCTCTCTTTGTATCCTAGCTTCATCCCATGATGCCATAACACTCTGGAGATACCCATCGGGAAGGTGGATATTCTCTGTACTGGGGGCTTTAATCAGATGGTATTGGGTTTTTACCACAGGGTCTTTCATATGGTCTTTAGCAAAGAACCAGCGGTAGATCCAGTCATGGCCTTTAGGGTTTGTAGTGAGGATACCTTTTCGTATCCCACCGCCACGTAACCGGCCTTGGAGGAGCATAAACGCTTCCTCAGAGACCTGATTAGCCTCGTCGATGTAAAACCCGGAGAGGTTAAGACTGCGTAGTTTCTCAGGTTCTTCGAGCTGTCGGAAGTAAATCGTGGAGAACTTCCCACCAACGGCTTTGATTTTGATTAGGGCATCAGCTACCCGGTGTTCCTCGATGAGTTCCGGTGGGCAGATATCCAGAAACGTTTTATATGTCGTCATCTTCAGCTCAGGTGCGAATTGACGACAAACCAGGTATTCTCCAGGGTATAAAACAGCCCAGGAGAGCATCGTGATACACCCGATCAGGCTCTTACCCGACCCTATACCCCCTACATATGCGATATACTTAGATTTTTTAGGATCTAAGGATGTAGAAAGGAACTCCTGCTGCTTCGGGAGTGGTCCACGAGAACCATCGGTAGCTGCTGGGAAGCAATTGTTAAGATTTAAAAGCAAGGTAGTAGTCCAGTGACTGGTATAGGAATACCTGTAAAACGCTCTAGGATTAGGTATACGAAGACTTAAGGTTTACTTGGTGGGGTAGTACCGGGAAGGATAACCGTAAGCTGCTGAGCCTGTTTCTGCTCGTCTGGAGCGGTTTTGTCGGTTAGGATGCTCGCTGCTATAGCAGCAGCCCGGATACCTAGGGTATCACCTGCCTTTAGAGCGCTCCCGAGGCAGGCAAGGAGGTCTGGGACGAGCCCAGTAGCTCCTGCCTTTAGCTGTAGCTTCCCGGCTTCAGCAGCTTCCATCAAGGTTTCCGCGTACTTCGAGTGTTTCTTCAGCTCCGTAAGCTTAGTCCGAGTCAAAGGGATGCCAAATTCAGCAGAAAGATCTTTCACCTGCTGATTTATCCCGACACCTGACAGCGTGAGTTTAGCCGAGGCTTCCGCGACTAATCCTTTGGCTTCCTCAGAGATTACGAATTCTCCAGACATCAGGCTTCGCCGTCGCCTTCAGCACTGGGTCCGTCGGATTTATCCACTCGACCTGCTTTCTGGGGTTTCTTAACGTTTGATTTGCTGGGCCCGGACTGGATCGGATTTTTCTTTTTCTTTCCGGGAGCCTGGGCAGCTTTAGCCACGGCTTTCATGACCTGCATCACTGGTGAGGCCGGTTTGTTACTCGGTTTACTCCCGGTTTTCTTCTTCGGGAGGATTGCCTTACCTTCTGGTGCGTTAGCGTCGTCTGCGTCGCTGTCGTTCATTGGATTTTTACCCATTAGATTAGTCCTTACTGGCAGCCACTGCCGTTTCTGTTTCTTGATATACGCGTTGTCTTTGTTGTAGTCGGAGATTAACTGGTCCCAGTCTGATTTAAAGGATTTACTCAAGATAGAACTCCATCTTAGCCTCTAATCAATACCCGTAGGTTACACAGGTTTTGACAGGAGTACGACATCGTGACAACCCCACAGAGCCCGCCTTTACCAGCTGTCGTGCTAGCTACGAGAGTCCTGAGACCTTGATCGTCGGCGTTGTGGCCGACTCTTTCCGGGGTATTTATCCTAGGTTCGTGCTGCCGCTTGGCTGGTTGGAGTCCCCAGTCTAATCCCAGCTTGTCACAGCCTACACCCGCACGGTTACTTCTCACCGTTGCAGAGCCTTACAGTAATAAGCAGAATTCCCCGTTATAAGCATTGTAGCGTGTTTCCATTAGCTAACCTGTTGATAAGACTTGTCAGGGAAATGAACCCTAACAACGGATCATCAGACGGTATGAAAGCCTTCCGGCTCTCAACGATTAAGCACCAGTGCTTCTCGTAGTACTTCATGAATCCGACTACTCGGCAGTCAGGTAGCACACGGCTGAGTTTATCAAGACAAGGTCTATCAGGCTTGTACCCGTTGATTCTGTCGTCCAGGATGACCCGACGTACGCACTCCCAGGAGATATCCATGCTGTACAGTATCATGTTCTATAGGAAAAGTCAATGATATCTATAGCATTAGCTATAGTATTATCTAATTACCCGATAACAATCCGTACAGCTACCTGGTATCTATATAGTATTCCATAGCGGAATATTGAATAACTTAACACTTACACTCAGTTACGTAGTTTGGGTGTAGTTACCCAGCTGTACAAGTTACTTACCTAAGGGTAACTGGTTTTAAAAATACCAAAAAATTTATGAGGTTGGGTATATATGAATATATTTCTCTCCGTTTTCCCCCCTACCCCATGACACCTCATGAATACCCGCCTCAGCGCTCATGAGCTCACACCCATCGCTAGCCTCTCGTCTAAGCTATTAGATCTATTGTAGTTAATCACACGTGTGCGTCTTATTAGTATAACCCGCACTGCTAGTATACCTAGCGGTCTAGAGCCATGGGTTAGGTGATGTGGTTGGTATGCGGAGTGCTATATAGTACACCACCATAATCCGCTATGGAGCTATAGAAGTCCACATGTCAGTAGTGTATAGTTCTTTGACTGACTAAGAAGTTACAATTCCTATAGCGTAGTTACCAAAGTCGTATATAACTTCTACAGAGATACACCAATGTAGTATCAATACAATTGCTATAGGACTGGCACCTCGGTTGCAAGACATACTAGTAGTATTAAACAATAACCCCTCGGCTCAGGGAAGAGCCACCCCTTTGGAGGTATTGAATGCCACTTACTTACTGGAATGTCCAAGACGCAGTCAACGTAGTCAATGGTTGGGCTACTTGTGATTCTCGGCATAAGAATCAAATTATACAATCCTTGGAGGTTTACAAATCTCGTGGTGAATTCGACGGCACAATGGACAGCGCTTATCAATGCTTAAGGCAGGCAGGGTATGAATTCAGCTTCAAATGCCAACGACACATCAACTGTCAGTGTAAAGATTCAACGCATTCAGAATGTAATTGTACACCGTTTTAACTGGAGGTCTCATGAGACTTGTAATTGTAATCGTACTAACCCTGTTAATCGTAACCATGACCGCTGCGCTAGCTCGGGCTGTAGTAATACCCCAGAGCCTGGTGTTTAGCGTCGTTACGAAGTAACAGTGACCGCGGGTCACGTAAAGAAGTGAGGTAGTTATGTCACTTAAAGTCTACACACCCGAACAGTTAAAGATAATTCTTGAAAAGCACGTACTCTGGCTGAAAGACGATCTGAAGGGAGAGCGTGCGAATCTCTCCGATGCGTATCTCTCCCGTGCGAATCTCTCCGGTGCGAATCTCTCCGATGCGTATCTCTCCCGTGCGAATCTCTCCCGTGCGAATCTCTCCCGAGCGTATCTCTCCCTCTCCGATGCGTATCTCTCCCGTGCGTATCTCTCCCGTGCGTATCTCTCCCGTGCGTATCTCTCCCGTGCGAATCTCTCCGGTGCGAATCTTTACGGTGCGTATCTCTCCCGTGCGAATCTCTCCGGTGCGAATCTCTCCGGTGCGAATCTTTACGGTGCGAATCTTTACGGTGCGAATCTTTACGGTGCGTATCTCTCCGGTGCGTATCTCTCCCGTGCGAATCTCTCCGGTGCGAATCTCTCCGGTGCTACACTGCCTGATTTCCAATTAGTGCCTGAAATCGGCTTTTTCTACGGTTTTAAAAAGGTTGTGCTGGAATCCGGTGAAAAAGGCATCTTGACATTAATCATAGGTAAAAACGCTAAGCGTACTTCTAGCTTGATCGGTCGGAAGTGCCGGGCTGAATACGCCAAGGTCTACTCCATCACAAGCCTTGACGGTAAAACCGAGTATAAAACCGCGTTGTCAACCCATGACTCAAACTTCAAGTACACCGTCGGTGAAGTCATAAAACCTGATTCATACAACGATGACGTCCGAGTTGAATGCACTAATGGGATACACTTCTTCATCACGAAGAAAGAAGCATTGGAGTATTGATATGTTGGATAAAATCATCGTTTCATTCGACCGGAAAACCGTAACTCTTGTCTACACCGACCGTCAACCCATGACTCTAACTAGTGATCGAGGTCTGGCGTTAGAGCTCTTGGATGAGTTCATGAACCCGATTACAAGCGAATGCCAGACCTGGAGTCAGTACACCCGGAGTCTTGAAGACACGCAAGTATTAACCTTGGAGGCAGTATGACTACGTATACACCCGAACAGTTAAAGCAAGTTCTTGAAAAGCACGCACTCTGGCTGAAAGACGCTTCGAAGGGAGAGCGTGCGAATCTCTCCGGTGCGAATCTCTCCGGTGCGTATCTCTCCGGTGCGAATCTCTACGGTGCGAATCTCTCCGGTGCGAATCTCTCCGGTGCGAATCTCTACGGTGCGAATCTCTACGGTGCGGAAGGTGTGTACACATTTATGTTAGGTAAGGATTTTGGCTTTTGTTTTAAATCAATAAATGTTATTTATCTTCAGATCGGCTGTATTTGTAAGCCATTAACCACCTGGATTAAAGACTATAAATCGGTCGGAATAGAGCATGGCTACACAACACATGAGATAAAGCTATATGGTGTGATGATTAAATTATTTAAAACCGAACAAAAGAAACTATTTCCAGAATAGGTAAGAACATGAAGCGTAAACGTAAAGTATTCGTTATTTATTACCGAACATTCCGAGATCATCCGCTTATAACCTATGATTTAACTGGAATATACCCAGGAGTAATCACGAAAGGTCATAGGTTTTCAATCCTCCAGATATATAAGTCTAAGCGAAGCGCTTTAAAGAAACTCTCCACCTTAAACCGAGAGTTAAGCCAAGACGGGTTGCTTAGCATGTATTGCATCCAAGAAGTCAATTATGATCCTTGATAGCTCGAAGTTCCTAGAAAACACCGAATTGGACACTCTAAGGGCCCGTCTGGTAAGACTTTCCTGCCGAGATGAGGTCTTGCTAGCCTTGGCTAGCGAAACAGGCGCTAGAGCGTCTGAGATCCTGAATCTCAGGCCCGAGGATCTGCGTCCTGACTGTACGGTGTTTATCAAAGGATTGAAGCGCTCACGAGACCGTGAAATCCCCATACGCCCTGAGCTCATGGTTGAGCTTCGAAGATACATCCCGTTTAGAATCAAACTCCGTAGGTTTGAATACATCTGGGGTAAATACAGACCTTGTAATAAAAAACTCCATAGCCTGCGTCACACCTTCGCGTTAAACCTGTATCTTCGCCATAAAGACCCGAAGCTAGTTCAGCTAGCACTAGGCCACAAATCCTTCTCTAGCACTCAAGTCTACCTCGACTTCGTGTATTCCAAAGAATCCCTCAGACGAATCCTTTTGTAACGTATAGTTTACATCACATCCGTTAACACAACCTATACTTTATCCTATAGCATTATTCCAAACTGTCTATAGGATTCCACGCATATGTCTATAGCGTAATCACCTAGCTACAATTTGTGGTACTACCACATGGCATATCTATAGCAATACCTATAGCCAGGAGGTAGTTATGGTAAAGATTTATTTACACAACATGGAACTCCCAGATACCCAACTCGTCAGGGAGTTAGTAGTAGCCTGGGGTCAAACCCTTGAGCAAGCGGATAAACTCGAGCTCGAAGAATACTTACGCGAGATTTCAGAAAGGTGGGCGAATGCTTAGGGTATTGGTTATCTTGTCTTTAGCCACCCCTGCGTATGCAAGCGTCGAGCACTGCAACCAGCGGTTGTATGACGCGATATATAAGCGGATTACGCAAGAAGCGTTAAATCGTAGGCATCGAGCGTTAACAGACGACGAAGATCGACTTGTAAGTCTACGCAGGATCGAGGAAATCAACGGACTCCGATTGCTATGTAATGGTCAAAAGTCTACGTATGAGACTGGGGGTAAACAATGAATACCCTTCGGTTTGTAGTTGTGGTGTATTTCACAATACTCACCTCAGCCTTGGTGTTCTTCGTAATCCTGACTAGGAGTATGAGATGACTACATACACCCATTACGAGACATGCCCGAACTACGCACGCTCGAGAGACTCTGCGTTGTGCACGTGTGAAGCACGTTGGGACCGTAAAGACCAGATCATTGGTCTTGAGAAGATTCAGCGTCATTTAACTGAGCTGTTTACGAAGAACCCGGAGCCCACGTTATTCGAATGGGCGGAGATTGTTAACGGATATTACGTGGAGGACGAGGATGATAGCTTTGAAGTCGATGAATAACTTCGTTTTAAAGGGTCGTATAGCAAGACTTCGTAAAGGGTCTATTGGTAAAGTCAAATGCAAAGCTTGCCATGGGCTGTATGCACCTGAAGAACTACAAGTATGCGTTGAACAGCAAGTATGTCGATATTGTTTGAATATGGCTTTAAACCTTCCTGGAGGGATTGATGTTTGTAATCGAAAAAACGAGTAACACCTATACAGTCGTATGTAACTTCACACCAAAGTCTTACAAACGACCAATGTTCCTATACGCTATACGCAACCTAAAGCTTGATGATGTGGCACACTATATGCTAGGTAGAAGTGAGGACATTGATGGTGAAATCACCGATTTGTTCAAGTACACTAATATAACTAAAGCCTACGTGAGTGACACGGGAAGGGTATCAGCCGTGCATCCTCTGTAGGTAAGGAGGACACATGTCTGAAGAGAAAACTAAAGCCAAGAAGTACTTCCGCCCACGTGAAGAGCTAGTTATTAAGCGCTCAAAGCGTATTAAATTCAACGAACCACCTGTAAACGGCGCGCAATACGAATTCATGAATGGGCAGTTCGTGCTAGTAAGGCCACCAAAGAAGAAAACACTCAACGAGCCACCAGTTATTCGTCCAGGTGAATACCGGTCGTTTGATGGGAATAAAATCAAAGTTTGGTTTATTAACCAGGACTCTGAAGACTTCCCGGTTGTAGGCGCTATTCGTGTTAACAACGTTTGGGAGCCTAGAGTATGGAACATGGAAGGTGTAACTAAAATACCCTATGGTAACAACAACGACATAGTTGCTGAGTGGAGTGAAGGATAGACTAAAGTAATACTTCGTGATATACTATAGCTCTATCGGAAGGAGCTATAGTGCCTAAAGCGAAGGATATCACGGGCCAAAAGTTTGGACGTCTAACAGCTATAGAATCTACCCCAGATAGAGATAGCAACGGTAGGATACTATGGCTTTGCAACTGCGAATGCGGAAAGACGAAAATAACAAGCGTAAGTCAACTAATGTCTTTAAACACACGAAGCTGCGGTTGCCTACTACGCCGGGTTGATATTACCAAGCCTAAAACTTGTCGTGACTGTAAATTGCTCCTCCCCGCAGAAAAGTTTCAAACTTTTAAGCCAAAACATTCTCCTTATCCGTATAAGAAGTCCAGATGCAGGAGATGTGCATACAAATATCTCCAAAGTTATAGGAAAAGAACAGGTAAGGGTCGTCTCTATCACCTGAAGTCTAAATTCAATATCTCGTCTATTACATATAACCAAATGCTCATCAGCCAATCCAACGCTTGTAGAATTTGCGGAACAACAAAAAGTAATAACTATAAAAACCGAAATTTATCTGTAGATCACTGCCATGTTACCGGAGCGGTTCGTGGATTGCTATGCAATGCATGCAACTCCGGATTGGGGTATTTTAAAGATAACTGCAGCTTATTAGAAACAGCTATTAAGTATTTAAAGAGGGAGATTTAGTTTTGTACGACATGGATGCAATTTTTCTCGACGTCACGAGTAAGAGGTATTATGACAACCATGCTCTAGAGAAAGAGCCCATGGGAGGTACAGAAGCCTCAGTCGTACGTGTCGCTGAGGGCCTAGCAGGCTTCGGGCTGAAAGTCGCTGTAGTCCAGGGACAGATCCCGTACTTTGAGCCTATGACAAGTAAATTTGCGTTTTACTTCCACACCGATGACCTACCTAAGCTTCGGTGTAAACACTTCATTCAACTCCGTGGGATCAAGAACTCTCATTTGTTCCCTAATGCTAAGAAATATGTTTGGCTGCATGATGCTCCAGATGAGCGTATAAAAGCCTGGGATGACGTACTGTGGAAAGCTAAAACCACAATCGTATGCGTCTCCCGTTGGATGAAGAAAGAAGTCCAGAAGTACACTACGACACATCGAGTGGAGTATATCTACAACCCCGTACCGGATGAGATCTACAAACCTAGTGATATCGAATTGAAATACAACTCGAATAACCTAATCTGGGCAGCCTCACCACACAAAGGCTTAGGTAAAGCAATCGAGGTCTTTAACAAAGCAAAGTCTAAACTCCCAAAACTTCAGCTGATCATCGCTAACCCTGGGTACCTACAACTCGACACAGTAGCGTTACAGAACCACCCAGGCGTGTCGATGTATGGTGCGGTACCCTGTCGGAGTCTCTGGGCAGCACTCCAGAACTCACTCTGTGTGTTCTACCCAAGTGATTACGCCGAGACTTTCTGCTGCATCCTCGCTGAAGCCAATGCATTAGGTGTTCCGATGCTCGGGTATAACCACGGGGCTTTGAAGGAAGTCGTGTCTTCAGACGACCAGCTAGTTGAGTTAAACAACGAAGACGCCTTAATAGACCGGCTAGCGGACTGGACCGCTGGCAATCGACCGAAGATCGAAGGACGAAGAGAATTCGAGCTATCCCGTGTAGTACTGAAATGGATACAGCTTTTAGCGAGCAAGTCATGAAAGTAGACATTCTTTTTGTAGATCCTGTGTGCGCTAGGCCTTACACTAACGAAACGTTAGAGTCTGAATCTCTTGGAGGTAGCGAAAGCTCGACTATCAGGCTTGCTGAAGGCTTCGCAAGTAAAGGCCACAGCGTGCTTATCTCCCAGCATTGGGAGCTACCACTACATACCAGCCCCAATGGTGTCCAGTACGGCGGTCCTCACTGGGCGGTGACAGCTAAGCCTAAGAACGTGATTTTTATACGTTCGAAGGGTATCTGGGACAAGTTCCCTGACTCGAATAAATTCACCTGGCTCCATGATGCGTCTGAGCAGGAGCATAACAACCTCTCATCATGGGTGCCTGGGATGATTGAACACAACGTCCTAGCTGTAGCAGTCTCAGACTGGCATGTCAGGAACGTCTCTCACTATGCCCCAGGAATACCGATTACCCGTATTTATAGCCCTATGGATGAGACTTGCTTCCAGCCTGCTAGGGAGTACGACAAGAACCAGTTGGTGTGGCTTGCGAGCCCACACAAAGGCTTAAAAGAGGGACTGGAGATCTTCAACGAGATCTTGAGTATTCAACCCCAGATGAAGCTAGTTGTGTTCAACCCGGGGTACTATACCGAGGATGTCGGAACCCCTAGACGGGTTGTATTCCTACCAAAACAAAAACGCTCCGTGTTAAGGAGCGTGTTAAGTCAAAGCTTGTGTATGTTTTATCCGACGGAGTTCGAGGAGACATTCGGGCTGATAGCTGCTGAAAGTAATGCCCTAGGTGTGCCTGTAGCTACATACGGTCGTGCTGCATTGGCTGAGAGCTCAGTCGGCCCGTTTGCCAAAGACCGTGCGGATCTCATTAACCAGATTCTTGAGTGGAGAGAAAACCGACCCGTAATCACTGGTCAAACTAGATTCCGGTTTTCTAAGATTTACCCCGAGTGGCTTAAAGTCCTGAAACTCTAACTCTGCGTTACACATCCCGCAGGTGATCTTGCTGTTAGCAATCGTGGAGCAGTACCCTAGATGAATAACCACGAGTTCTTTCGGATGACTACAGGTATCTTCGCTTAGTAGTGTCATACACATACTCGTTCTTTCTACGTTCGATCCCGGTGATTACTACAGACACTCCGCAG